CCGGTACCCCTAAAAAGGTACCGGTTTTTTTGACTTGACACCGCTGAGTATGTTATACTAGCACATGATCTTGACCATTGATCTTTCTGATTTACAATTGAAATTCCGTGTACTAGCAACGCCATTGGCTAAACTTTGGCTTGAACGCATGGATCAACGGCATTCCTGGCATCTGGATGATCCCACACGGTTTTATGGCTTTAATGGGTCAGAAAAAGACCAACGCATTGCCTTGGAAAAAATACAAGAATGCGTAGCAGGTATCAACGCCTGGCGCCCGTTAATTACCCGAAGTGTGAACACAGTGTATGATCAAGATACTTTGAACTATCTGCATAATATTTTTGAACAATGGCACGGTCTGTTGGACACTCGTAATGATGTACCGGAGCAGGTCACACAGTGGTTGTCACAGCTGAACATCAGTGTACATCGTTGCGAAAGTGTCGCTCGTGGCAACAGAGCTAGATTTGTTTGCACATGGTTTGGCATGCCCAAGGTCAAAACTTTGCCATTGGACCTGATGCAGGCCCACGGAACTCTCAATCCCAAGTTTGGTACTGTGTGTTTGAACTATGCTGAAATAGGCAAAACACTTGAAGACCTAGCACATGATCGCGATAACTATATTGATGACAGTGCGTTCCGGCCCTTTTGTCATTACTCGGCGGACTTTGTAGTTCGCATGCACGAAGAAACGGTAAATCACATGTCTGAAAAATTGGTAGTAATGCAAGAGTACTACGACCAACATAGAGATTTTTTCTTTGATCAAGGGTTTACAACATTTCAAGATCCTCGATTGTTGCCATTGCGTTTTCCAGTGGCTGAATTAATAGAAACTGTGCCCAGGGATCAGTTGATCCAACAAATTGCACAGCGACAACACATCACAAGAGTCAGCCTAGAATGAAAACAGCCACAATTATAATACGAGATGAAGTCAACATCAAAATTGAAGGACTTGAACTGGACGCTCGTCGAGCCTTGGTCACGGCTTTCAAGTATGATGTGCCCGGCGCCAGATACCTGCCAGCGGTACGTCTCGGTCGATGGGACGGCAAGGTCAGTTACTTCCAACTGGGCGGCAGCACCTATGTAAATCTATTGCCGGACATTATTCCTATCTTGGAAAAGTTTAACTATGATATCGACCTGGATGATCAACGAGATTACTCGACTACATTTGAATTTGAACAAGTCGCTGAGGATTCGTTCAGCCATATTGTGTGGCCCAAAGGCCATCCGCAGGAAGGTGAACCCATGGTCATGCGTGACTATCAGGTAGAAATCATCAACAACTTTCTGGCCACTCCTCAGTGTATTCAAGAAATTGCCACTGGGGCAGGTAAAACAGTCATCACAGCCGCATTAAGTAATGCAGTGGCACCCTATGGTCGTACTATTGTTATTGTGCCCAACAAGAGTCTGGTAACGCAGACAGAAAAAGACTATGTCAACATGCAACAAGATGTGGGTGTGTATTTTGGAGATCGCAAGGAATGGGGTCGCCAACATACCATATGTACCTGGCAGAGTTTGAATGTGCTACTGAAGAACACAAAGGCAGGTGTGGGCGATTGCACCATTGGAGAGTTTTTAGAGGATGTGGTCTGTGTGATTGTGGACGAAGTACACATGGCCAAGGCCGATGCACTCAAGAGCCTGCTGACCGGTGTCATGAGTCGGATTCCCTTGCGTTGGGGACTTACTGGTACCATACCCAAAGAGCCATTTGAATTCCAAGCACTAAAATGTAGTCTGGGTCCTGTGATTGGCCGACTCAGTGCCAGCGAATTGCAAAGCCAAGGGGTCTTGGCACAGTGCCATGTGAACATTGTGCAACTGGTGGACCATGCAGAATTTGCCAATTATCAAAGCGAACTAAAGTTCCTGCTAGAAGAACCAGATAGACTAGACACCATTGCAAATCTGATCCGCCAGGTCAATGAGACCGGCAATACACTTGTGTTGGTAGACCGTATTGCAGCCGGACAGGGACTTATAGAACGGCTAGGCGATGGTGCTGTAATGGTGTCGGGCGCAACCAAGGCCAAGGATCGACAGGATGAATATGATGAAGTGGCTGATGCAACAGGCAAGATCATTGTGGCCACGTATGGCGTGGCTGCGGTGGGTATCAATATACCTAGGATTTTCAATCTGGTTCTTGTGGAACCTGGCAAGAGTTTTGTGCGAGTGATACAGAGCATAGGACGTGGCATCCGCAAGGCCGAAGACAAGGATCATGTACAGATCTGGGACGTGACATCAACCTGCAAGTTTGCCAAACGACATCTGACCAAGCGCAAGGTATTTTATCGAGAGGCCAATTACCCATTTACACAGGAAAAATTAGAATGGAAGTGACCATAAACAATTTACGCATAGGACGGGGTCAGCCCTTGACACTGATTGCCGGTCCTTGTCAAATCGAAAGTCCGGATCATGCTCGCGATACTGCCGTTCAGATTAAACAAATTACTGATCGGCTAGGACTGAATTTTATCTACAAAAGCAGCTTTGACAAGGCCAACCGTAGCAGTGTGGCCACTCAACGAGGAATTGGAATTGATTCTGGATTGCAAATACTAAATGCAATCAAACAGGAACTTGGTGTACCGGTGTTAACAGATATTCACGAAACATATCAGGCTCAACTGTGTGTTGCTGCCGGAATTGATGTGTTACAAATCCCTGCATTTCTATGCAGACAAACTGATCTGTTGTTGGCCGCTGGTCAAACTGGGTGTGCCGTGAATGTAAAGAAAGGTCAGTTTTTAGCACCACAGGATATGAAAAATGTAGCTGACAAAATTGCTAGCACTGGCAACAAAAAAATCATGCTGTGTGAACGAGGCTATACACATGGTTATAATAATCTTGTGGTAGACATGCGCAGTCTGCCTATCATGGCTGCTACTGGCTATCCTGTAGTGTTTGATGCTACTCACAGTGTACAACAGCCCGGGGCTTTGGGCACTACCAGCGGTGGAGACCGAACCATGGTTCCGATATTGGCGCAGGCAGCTGTGGCCACCGGTGCAGTCAGTGCGGTGTTTATGGAATGTCATGAAGATCCAGATCGCGCACCCAGCGACGGCCCTAATATGGTACGTCTAGATCAATTGGAAAGCATACTGCACAAGATCATACAGATACATGCCATTGCTGGTTGACATTAGACAAAGATCGCGTATAATAAAACAATGAGAATACTAACACTGGACAATGCGCCATTTGATTTAGATCACTTGCCCGAAGAAGTCGATGACATGCGTTTTGCTATCTTAGACAATAGCAATCCGCAAGATCCGGACTATCATTATATCCCGCTAATCTTTTTAGAAAGTTTTACAGCACCGGCCCTGGTCCTGCGCATAGGTGAGTACCGTATCAAGATGCCGGTAGATTGGCAAATACTAATAGGCGAACCAGATCTCGGAGACCTGGAAGTCCTGCCACTCACAGCCATTAATGATCGAGGATTCAAGGCCTTTCAATTCAATCCGCTCAGTAGTTTTAGGCCCAGTTTTTTAGACATAGAAATTGTGGATGTGTATCAAGAAGTGACCTGGTACGCACCCAAATTAAAAAATGGGCAAATGCTGTGCGTTCCGGTAGGAACAGAAAACAAGCCGGACTGTGTGTATTTTGTCAAGGACATCAGTAGGAACTGTGAAGTGTTGGATTACAACAAGGCCTGGTAATGGACAAGCTGTCAATCAACAACGAAATGGCTGTGTTTGATCGCAAGGATCGAGGATTTTACAATGGTCTGACCGATGACGAACGCAAGAAGTTTTCAAACTTTCTTATGATTCGTTATGGATCCAGCGTGCAAGGCAGTAGAGATCTGCAAGAGTTTTACTTGATCTCTACCAATGAACAATTAAACAAACATTTTTTCACCATCAATCGACATCCGGGATTGCAATGGCTATGTGCTACCACAGTGAGTCCTGGTATGGGCACACAACGCCATCAATGGATCGCTCCCAAAAAGAAAGAGCCCGGCGCCAACAGTATCAAAAAACAACTGTCAGAACTGTTCCCACATCTTAAAGATGATGAGATTGAAGTCATGTCCAGGATCAATACCAAAAAAGACATAGAGGCCTATGTGAAAGACATGGGTATTGACAAATAATGTACCAATGTAGATACTGTCATAAAAGTTTTATCAAAGAAACCAGTCTGGCTGTACACATGTGCGAACCTAAACGTAGATATCAAGAACAGGACGAGCGCGGAGTGCAGTTGGGATTTCATGCTTATCTTAGATTTTATGAACTTACACAAGGCAGCGCAAAGTTAAAAACCTTTGATGACTTTGCCACCAGTCCATATTATAGAGCATTTGTAAAGTTTGGCCGCTACTGTGTGGATACACGGTCAATCAACCCGGTTAGATTTGTAGAATGGTTGTTGAAGAACAATAAAAAGATTGACCATTGGGGTCGAGATACCATGTATACTGAATACCTGATCGACTACCTGCGCATAGAGAATATAAACGACGCCCTGGCTCGAGCTATAGAATTTGGTATAGACTGGTCGGAACAGACCAATAACCCTGCTGAAGATTGTCTGCGCTATGGCAATACCAACGCCATGGTCTATGCTGTGACCGCAGGCAGAATCAGTCCTTGGATCTTGTACAACTGTGAATCAGGACAAAAATTCCTAGGTGAGTTGGATGCCACTCAGATTGCTATGGTATGGCCCTATATTGATAGTGAAGTGTGGATGAAAAAGTTTAGTGACTATGTGGCTGATCAGGAATACGTAAAAGAAATGCTACAGAAAGCAGGTTGGTAATGAGTGCAGATATTGACATTGACTTTGCTGACCGAGATCAAATACTCAACTTGATACAAGCAACATCGGCACGTCAACTGCATCAGGGACAGGTCAGACGCCATAACTCAGGTGTGTATGTTACAGACATACCCGGAGATCCGGTCAATGCCTGTGCGGCCATAGATTATGAAACAGCCGAACAACTGGGCTACTTTAAAATAGATCTGCTGAACATGAGTGTGTATCAACTGGTCAAAACTCCCGAACATTATGAAGAGATGTTGTCACAGGAACCACCGTGGCAACGGTTATGGACCGATCCTGAATGGGCCAGCCAGTTAGTACATGTCGGCAACTATACCCAACTGCTCAAGGACATGCAACCTGACACCATACCAAGAATGGCAGCCTTTATCAGTATCATTAGACCAGGCAAGGCACACCTGCAGAATCAAGATTGGAACACGGTATTTGCATCAGTGTGGGATGGTGATGACAGCCGAGGATTTGTGTTTAAAAAAAGCCATGCTCTGGGATATAGCAAATTAGTTACACTACACATGAACCTACTTAATCAACCCGCCGCACCAGAGTAATGCTCTTGCGTTTTGATTTTTTACGAGCCATTTCACTAAGGCTACACACAGGGCCGTGTAAGATCTGCAGATCCTTGTTGATAAAAGTACGCAGGCATCCACGAAAAGGATCCCATTCGGTTTTTAGGAATATATTGATGGGTATGCTACGATTGCTTTCCCACCACCAAACATTGGCCAGCTCTAAAAAACGCCTTTTGCTGTCTAGGTCTTTGATGATTCCAAAGTCGTAGATTGTAGTTACAACATCGTCTTGATTTTGTATAATACCCATGTATTCATTGCTGGCATACATGCACAGCGTTATAAACGGATATTTTTCTGTAAGTTTAGCAAATAAGTCGTTGGCCATAATTGTCGTTTCAGGATATTTATAACCAAATTGTTACCGATAAATAATCAGTATGTATTCAACCACCGTTTATATCTATCAGCAACGAACCAGAGTTCTGCTCATGGATACCAGCGCCGGTTCTACATTCACATATAGGTGGGATCCTGTGTACGCTAAAAAATTAACAATTAACAAAGGTGTTGACAATGTGATTTTGTTTGAATTTATCAATCAAGATCAAAAACCAGTCAACATTACGGGCAGCACCTTTTTGTTCCGTGCGCTGAGTCAAGATGGCACTAAGATCTTGGTTGAAGAACCCATGGTTGCACTCAGTGCCGTAACCGGGCGAGCCAAAGTCACATTGACCACAGAACAACTGCTGACTGTGGAAGCACAACCAGCCAGCTACAGCATAGCCCGTACACAAACAGGCGGTCTTACCGAAGCAGTATTTGTAGACGCACAAGCAGGTGCCAGGGCACCTGTTGACATAGTAGATTCGATCTTGCCAGAATTTGTGCCCAGTAACGAACTCACAATCCCCACACTGGAAATTACCAATCAAGTCAGTTACGACGGTGCCGGTTACAGCAACTGGCCGGGCGGCAATCCCTACTGGGCCGGCAATCCCACAGGAACCAGTTCGGGATTTTACAACAGCTGGTTCAACACAGAATTCTTCAGCAGCTTTATTGAGCCCCGCGGCCCGATCACAACCATTCAAATGACCCTGGTTGGTTACACCGGCACAATCAAAGTACAGGCTGCAGAAAATTATCAAAGTATTTTTTACAATGTGACTGAAAGCACCACCTATTTTAACGAATACCGCACCATACATCTCAATGTGATTGGGTGGCATCCGCTCTTGCGTGTGGGGTTCAACAACAGCATCTTTGCCACCTACAATCCGCCCGGAGTACCTGCAGTGGCCTATGCATTTTGCACCGACGGTGTTGTGACCAGTATTGAAATTCAAAATGGTGGATCGGGTTATTTGGCACCGCCTAAAATTGACATAATCGGCAACGGTGCCGGAGCCACAGCTGAAGCCACAATCAATGATACCGGGGTTGTGACCGGCATCACCGTGACCAATGGTGGATCAGGTTATTGGCCAGTGCCGGCCGCTGGTGTCAACACAGCAGCCTATCCGGTTCCACCACAGAGCCAAGGCGCCATTGTGAGCATAACCACCGGATATGCTGTAGATTTACTTTACCGTTAACACAATTTAGTATTGATTTTTACAGCACGATCATGCTATAATAGTAACATGATTGATGTGGTTTCCTTTTTACCTGCCAAACGAAAACAAACAACAAGTGGTTGGATCAGTTTCAACGCACCCTGTTGTATCCATCGCGGAGACACGCAGGACCGGCGACAGCGTGGCGGTATCAAACCCAGCGTAGATGGATCTTGGTCATATCACTGTTTCAATTGTGGCTACACTGCCTCCTTTGTATTGGGACGTAACCTAACATTCAAAGCTCGCAAATTGCTGGAGTGGATGTCGGTGCCACAAGAAGAAATAGAACGTATGAATCTTGAAAGCCTCAAGCACAAGAGCATAGAAGGCCTGCTGGGTGAGCGACAACAGGTCATAAATCAGCTACAGAATATTCGGTTCGAAGACAGAGACTTGCCGACAGATACACAACCACTCACAGACACGGGTCAAGCATATCTACGCCGTAGAAGACTGCCCGAGGATTATCCTTTCATGTACAAAACCATGCCACGTCCTGGTATTGTGATTCCGTTTACGCACGATAATCAAGTGGTAGGACACACTACAAGATTCCTGGATGACCGTACTCCCAAATATATCCAGGACATACAACCAGGTTATGTGTTTGGCACAGACTTGCAAGGTGCCGACTGGCAGTATGCAATTGTGGTGGAAGGAGTATTTGATGCACTCAGTATTTCGGGTCTAGCGGTACTACACGCCGACATCAATGACGCCCAGGTCAGACTGATACGTAGTCTCGGTCGAGACGTGATTGTGGTGCCAGATCAGGACGAAGCCGGCATGAAGTTGGTAGATCGTGCAGTAGAACTTGGATGGAGTGTCAGTATGCCCAACTGGCCCGCTGAGATCAAAGATGTAAATGATGCTGTGATTCGTTGGGGTAAGATGGCAACCTTAATAACTATCATGCAGGCCAGAGAAACCAGCAAGATTAAAATTGAACTAAGGAAAAAACAACTTGTTAAAAGACTACGGACTTGATGTCCAAAAACTATTCTTAGAAATGATGTTGCAAGACGCAGAGTCG